TAAATGCTGTAGATGATGTGACTTATGATGTTAGAGTAAAAGCTATAAATAGTTTTGGTGTATCTTCAAGTTTTGTAACAGCATCAAGAAAAATAATTGGTGCAACAGAAATTCCCAACGATATTGATGATTTGTCAATATCTATGGTAGGCTCAAATCAAATGGAGTTATCTTGGACTCCTGTCACAGACTTAGATATATCTTGGTATGAGATAAGATTTCAAAATGTTACAAGTGGTGCTACATGGAATGAAAGCACACCTATTGCAAAAGTAGTTAGAAGAAAATCAAATAGTTTAGTTATAAATGCACAAGTAGGAAGTTTTTGCATAAAAGCAGTTGATAAATTAGGTAATACTTCAGCTAATGAGTCAATAGTATCTACTAACATTTCAGGGTTACAAAATTTTCAAAACGTATTAACATTGAGTGAATAATGGCAGATTTTTTAGGAACAAGAGATAGTAATGTAGCAATATCAGAAGATAATGCTGGTAGAAAAGTATTAATATTAGATACTATTACACAGTTTGATGACACAAATGGTAATTTTGAATCAGCAGAGGGAGTATTTGATCTTGGTGGAACAGACTCTACATCAAATCCTAATAATTTTAACGCAAATATACAATCATCAGGTTTTTATAGTTTTAATAATACTTTGTCTTTAGATGCAATTTATGACACAAATTTAGGTGTTGTAATTGGTATGAGTTCAGAAGATGAATATGATTTGTTTGATTCAGGTAGAGGTGCAAGTTTATTTGAAGATGCTAAAGCACCTTTTGATGGTTCTGCTGAAATACAATGTGGAGCAGAAATACAGGTTGGTGCAGATAATTCAAGTCTTGCTAATATTACAAGTTTTCAAAAAATTGCACAGCAAAGCACAATAAAAGGTAGATTTTTTAAATTTAGGTGTAAAATTACAAGTGATAATAACAAAGTTAGAGCAAAAGTTCATACACTTGAAGCTAAAGTAAATATGGAAAAAAGAACAGAAGCTAATCAAGATGTTGTTGCTAGTGCATCAGGTACAGCAATTAGTTTTGTTAATTCTTTTTTCGCAACTCCAAGTATAGGTATTTCTGCACAAGGATTACAAACAGGAGATTATTATGAATTAACAAGTAAGTCTAAAACAGGCTTTACAATAAGGTTTTATAATAGTAGTAATGTTGGAGTCAGTAGAACTTTTGATTATCAAGTTGTAGGACATGGCTTGAAATCTTAGTAAAAATAAAATAAAAGGAATATATGAGTCAAGTATCAGATGTAGTTTTAGCCAATCAGGGTTTTGCAAGTTTTAGAACTGAACTTAATAATATTTTAGGTGCTTTAAATACCTCTCATGTTGGAAGTTCAGCACCAAGTTCAGTTGCACAAGGTACGATTTGGGTAGATTCAGGAACATCAGGATTTTTAAAAATTAAAATAAATGATGGCTCAGATAACATAGAATTATTTAGTATTAATATAACATCAAACGCAATAACAAGTACAGCATCGGTCACAGGAACAATTACAGAAGCAGACCCAAATGCTTTACCACTTGCAATAGCTTTAGGATAAGGAGAAACAGATGGCAAATACTTTTAAGGTTAAAACTAACGGTGCGATGCCATCAAGTGCTGGAACACCTTTAACACTTTACACAGTTCCATCATCTACAACAACAGTAGTCATTGGATTAACACTTTGTAATATTCATACAACATCTGTAACAGCAGATGTTCAGTTAGTTTCAGATACATCAGACACAGAAACAAACGAAACAGTTTTAATAATTAATAATGTTGATATTCCAGCAAAATCCTCATTAGAGGTACTTTCGGGTGGTAAATATGTTTTGCAAGCAACTGATGTTTTAAAAATAGATTGTTCAGTAGCGGCTAAAATAGATGCAACATTAAGTATATTAGAGATAACATAGGAGTAAGGCATGGCTTATATTGGTAAGACTCCTACTCCAGCACCACTAACAGCATCAGATATTACTGACGGAATAATTACTTCGGCAAAAATTGCTGACGGAACTATTGCTACTGCTGATATTCAAGATTCTGCTGTGACAAAAGTAAAAACATCAGGTATCACATCAGACCCATTTAGAAATATCATTATTAATGGAGATATGAATATTGCTCGAAGATCAACTTCAACTGCTTCCATTACAGGAAATGGCTACCACACAATAGACAGATATAAAACTAATTTAAACAGTGCTGGAACTTGGACACAATCACAATCAACAACAGTACCTACTGGTCAAGGTTTTGCAAAATCTTTAAAAATGGATTGTACTACTGCTGATGGTTCTTTAAGTGCTGGTGATTATTTATATATTGAACAAAATATAGAGGGTCAATTTTTACAATATTTAAAAAAAGGAACTTCATCTGCTGAAAGTACAACTCTTTCATTTTGGGTAAGGTCAAATAAAACTGGAACTTATATTGCTTCAATAAAAGATAATGATAACACTAGAATGATAAACCAATCTTACACAATTTCATCTGCTGATACTTGGGAAAAGAAAACTTTAACTTTTGCTGGAGATACAAGTGGTACTTTAGGAAATGATAATGCTACAAGTTTTAGATTAATTCTTTGGTTAGCGGCTGGTTCAGATTATACATCAGGAACTTTATCAACATCTTGGGCAAGTCAGACAAATGCTAATTTAGCAGTGGGTCAAGTTAATCTTGCAGATAACACATCAAACGAATGGTACATAACAGGAATACAATTAGAAGCTGGAACATCTGCGTCTGATTTTGAGTTCTTGCCTTTTGATGTAAATTTAAAAAGATGCGAAAGGTATTATCAAAACAGTTTTAGTTATGGAACTGCACCAGCAGATAATCTTAGTACAAATGAATATCAACATATAACTAATTTTACAGGAAGTGAAATGGCTGGATTAATAACTTATTTTAAAACAGAAATGAGAAATACTCCAAGTGTTACAATTTATACTACAAGTCCATCTTCAAATGGAACAGGAAAAATAACATGGTACAATGGAAGCAGTTGGGGTAATGGTGGAATAACAGTTTATGCTGGAAGAACTACTAAACAATTTTCTCTGACAGGAAGCGGTTTTAGTAGTTTAGTTTTAGCTCAATTTAATTATGAGGCAGATTCAGAATTATGATTACAAGTGTAAAAAAAACATACGATTTATTAACTAGAGTATTTAGTGGTTATGAAATTGTTAAAAATGGAAAAACAATTCATGTACCATTAGACGAAGCAAATTCAGATTACCAAGAAATCCAAGAATGGATAGCAGATGGTGGAACTGTTATAGATAACGGAGGAGGCGAGTAGTGTCATACATTGGGAAATCTCCAGCAGTAGGTAACTTTGTAAAACTAGATGCTATAAGTACATCTTCAACAAACACATATAATTTAACTTTAGACTCTGTTGCATTTACACCTGAGTCTGCAAATCATATGCTGGTATCACTTAATGGGGTAATCCAAGCACCTTTATCATCTTTTTCAGTATCAGGCTCAACAATAACTTTTTTACCATCATCAGGAACTTTATCATCATCAGATAGCATTGACTTTATTATGGTCTATGGAAATGTACTTGATATTGGCACTCCATCAGACTCTACTGTTACAAATGCTAAAACAAATTTTGTATCAACATCATCTTCTGCTGGGTTGCAAATAAAAGGCGATAATACTACTGGAGGAACATTACAACTTAATTGTGAACAAAATAGTCATGGAATTAAATTGAGATCCCCAGCACACTCTGCTGGTCAATCATACACTTTAACTTTCCCAACAGGAAATGTTACTGCTGGCAAATTTTTAAAAGTAGATTCAGTATCAGGTTCAGGTGCAACAGGTGTCGGTCAATTATCTTTTGATGATGCTGGTGGTGGTAGTATGACTTTTTTATCAGCAACAAGTCTTACAAGTGCTTCAAGTGTCACTATAAATCCACCTTTTAGTTCAACTTTTACAGCTTACAAAATAATTATTGCTGGTATGGCTCCTGCAACTACTAATCAAGATATATTTTGTAGATTTATAAAATCAGATGGAACTGAAGATACATCAAATGATTACAGAAGAACTATTGGTGGTTTTAGAGAAAGCACTACAAGTACTGAAGGCTCAGGAAGTGCTGATCGTTTTGTTATAGGAAGAAATGTACATAATGATACAGGCACATTAAGTGCAGATATTTTAATTACAAACCCTCAACAAGCATTAAGAACATCTGTAATTGGAATGAGTAATAAAAGATTTGTTAATGATGCATATGCTTATGCAGAACTTATTGGTTGTTGGATGAACTCATCTCAATCATATACTCAAATTAAATTTTTTCCAGCATCAGGAAATTTTCAAGCTAGTGGAAAAATTATGGTTTATGGATTAAAGGAAAGTTAAGATATGGCTAGATATAAACAAATAAATAATGAAAGAATAGAATTAACAGCAGAAGAAGAAGCTATTTTAAATGAAAGAGAAAGTCTTGCTCCAACACCATTTGATAAAGCAATACAAATTTTAAGAGAAGATAGAAATATACTTCTATCTAAAACAGATTATTTAGCTTTATCTGACAATACAATGTCAGAAGAAATGAAAACTTATAGACAAGAATTAAGAGATATAACAGAGGGTCTTACTACTGAAGAAGAAGTAAATACAGTTGTATTTCCAATAAAACCAAATTAGGATAAAATTATGCCATTAACAAAATTAAACGCAACATTAGGATTAACAGGAACACTACCAGCAGTTAGTGGTGCGAACTTAACTAATATTGATGCTGGTAAAGTTTTACAAGTTGTTTCTACTAAATTTGAAACTGAAACTACTGTGACAAGTACAAGTTTTGCTTCAACATCTTTAACGGCTTCAATCACACCATCAGCAACTTCTAGTAAAGTTTTAATATTGTTGGGTGGTGTAATTTATATTAATACAGACCAAAAATATTATTATGGAACTGTTTATAGAGCATCAACTGATTTAGGTAATAATGCGATGGTTATTACGAGAAATAATGGTGCTGGGGGTGGAACTAATTTAAGTAGTTCATTATTAGATAGCCCAAACACAACATCATCAACTGCTTATACATACTATCATAAAGTAGATAGTGGTGCTACAGGTTATCTTTCTATAAATAATTATACTAGCACAATAACTTTATTAGAAATAGGAGCATAATATGATTGCTGAAGCAATTTTAAAAATAAAATCAGATGCACAAGTTTCAGTAGTAGGGAATGATTTAGATACTTGCACTATAACTTGGCATGATGGAAACCCAACAGATATTACTAAAGAACAAATTAAAGCTAAAATAAATGAGTTTGGTTATCAAGAAGAAAGAAAAAAAGAATATCCATCACATGAAGATTGTATTCACGCACTTTTAGATGGTGGAGATACACTTACAGAACTACAAGAAAAAAGACAAGCAACTAAAACAAAATATCCTAAACCATAATGAATGATAAAATTTTTAAACTTACTAAAACATTGGAAAGGTAATTTATGGA